GGGAGCTTCTTCTGTATTGAGTGTTACTGTACGCATTGTATGTATCTCTGTGTGTTACGTTACTGTATGTGTGTAGTATAGCGTCGTTGTGCTGTGTTGTCAACGGTGTTGTGCGAATCCCACCGTGTTGCCTGAATCCCACATGACGGCACCCTACGTTGACAGCCTACCCAGACCGCTGTATTATACACACATGGATACCACACACACCCCAAAAGCAGCAGCCCGCAAGCGGCGTAGCGATCGTAACCACATCATTTACGAACTCATTGTAAATGGTCTCAACTATATTGGCGTTACTGCTAAGACTGAGTCAACAGTGTTGCGCAGTGTGCAGGTACGTGCCAACAAGCATTGGTATCGTGCGCAACGGGAAAACAAGGACTGGAGTCTGTGTGTTGCGCTACGTGAGTTGGCCAGCAAAGAGCAGATTGAGATCCGCGTACATGAGATTGTGCGTGGCAAGGCTGCGGCTCATCGGCGTGAAGTAGAACTGCGCCGCGCACTCCGGCCTGCGCTGAATACCGATGTACGTGGTGACTAAGTCTTCTTAACAGTCACACGCGGGGTGAATACTAAAAGAATCACCGCCCCGGCTACGGCTGTTTCCCATGTGTAGGGAATAGGGTGTGTGGGCCACAGCGTGGCTCCAAACACATTGATGGTCCAGGGTACAATCCACCCTGCCGCAAACAGTACGGCGGCACAGGCTATCAATGTTACAATTGCAATGAAGGCCTTGATCATGCTGTGACCTCTGGTAGGTGATCAGTATCTGGGTCTGTTGCAGTAGGATCACGTTCCGTCTTAACGATATAGCCGGCCAATCTCTGGTCTGCCCGCCTACGACTCAATGCTGAGCCTACAGAGTAGATTCTTGGGTAGTGGTGGCCGCAATAACTGCTGTCGGGCAATACTGTGTGGTCACAGCCTTCGCCAGATCCAATCCATTGGCATGTTGTAAATTTCATGATTCGGTCTCTTCTTCTCGTAATTGTTGGATCAGTCGATCCCGATCCGCTGGTTTCATGTTGACTATCATTTCTATGCCTGCTTCCATTCCCGCACCGTGTGCTAGGAACTCCATTAGTAGTGTAATGGCTATGATTGATCCCAGCCCCCAAAAGTGGTCACCGCCCAGATCCAGTCCTAATACATACAGGGTGAATATCATAGTCAACAAGGCAGCAAGCCTTGCTGCCTGCCTGCTGCCAATGTTGATCTGGATCATATCAAGTCCTCCGCATGCAAGTGGTACGAGCCATAGCTTGCCAGTTGAGTGGAAAGCCGCCGCGCAGGTCCGCAATCTTCAGCACCATACGCAAGCTGAGTTCGCGCAAGCGATCCTGGTTATCGGAGATAAACTCCACCACTTCGTCTTTGGCAATATCGCTCAGGTTATCCCTATCGTCCAGCATGCCGCCTTTGACGATCTGCCGAATACGCAGTAGCTTCTCCCTGTTGGTATCCATCTGTAGATCGATGTAGTGGCAACGGCTCTCTAATGCATCCAAGTGATCACGTAGTTTCTTGCTTTTGATGTGTTCAAACTTGATATTGGTGATAAAGATGGCACTGCCGCAGAACTCAAAGCGATTGGGAATGCCTTCACTGCGCAGTATGCGACTGTCAGTGTTCCAGCTGATAAAGCGTCGACGACTTGAGTCCAGTGCGCCTTTAAGGATGTTGAGGCTTAGGTCTTCTAGTAAGATACTGTCGCAATCGTCGAATACCACTACGTTGCCTTTAGCGCTGTATTCGTGCAGTTTGCCATACAGCCCAATGGCTGACATGGCGCCTTTGACCACTTCAAACTTGGGTTTGCGTTCTGCTAACTTGTTGAACAGGTCTTCTTTCTCCAATACTGCTTCAACGTTGTGGCTTTTGCCCACGCCCGGAGGACCTGATACAATCATTGCGCGGATGTCGCCTGACTTGACAGCCTTGGTCATTTGGGTCAGGATATCAAAGCGTTCTTGTAGCCGGGTCAGGATCTCTTCGTCTGATTCTCGTGCCACTTCGCGTTCGCGCCGCTTGATGGCTTCAGTATCAAACTCTAATACTGTGCTGCCTTTGCTGGATTTTGCTGTTGCCATGTTGTGTATTCTCTAGTAAGTAAAAGCGTAGTATACGATTATTTAAGGAGATTGTCAATGACTTGTTGTGCCAATTCCACGTCGTCGTATGATTGGATTTCATCGTCGTAGTGGGCGGCAACCATGAGTTCGTATACAGTGCGGGCTGGGTTGCCGAATTCATCAATCACAGCCTGTACTTCGTTTTCGTTTTCACAGTCCCACAGTGTGTCGGCCAGGTCGCGTTGGAAGGGGGTAAGGTTGTGGATTTCCATTATGCCAATTCCTCGCTGGCCCAAGTCAATTCATTTGCCTCTGATTGATCAACGTAAGGAACTTCGGTGGCAATAAAACTCACGCCAATTGCGGCAACTCCGTATTCTCTCTGTAATGGAGTGCTTGGAACAATTAATACTTCCCAACCAGGTTTAACTCGGGTTGGACGTGATGTATGTGCCCAACGACCGTTTTTAACGGTTTGAAGAATATCAAACAGGTTATCGCTTTGTAGCACAACCATGTCTGTTCCGTCAATGTATCGCATACCATGTTGTGGAATTTTTCCTGCCAACGCCTTGGCCAATTCCACACATTTGGAATCCAGCACTTTAAAATCTTTGCCTGGAACAATTGAACGATATTTGGTTGCCATTTTGATTTTTCCTGTTGTTATTCGGCACTACGGTCGATGCGGGCCTGGAGTTCATCCTTGCGGCGTTCCTGATCAACGAACAGTTGGAACATGCCGTAGAAGGTAAACGCCAGCAGCATCATGCCAATGCCAAATACGATTTCTTCGCCGGTGAACCAAAAGGTCAAAAACTTCAGTAGCATTGGCACACCAATGACAACGGCAGTGATGGTGGCCATCTTGACGACGGCGCGGACTTCTGGGCTAGGAGGACTTAGGTGTTTCATTTGATTTCCTTTGTGTTTCAGTATGTGTGTAGTATACCTGATTGCTCAGGTGTTGTCAACCGTGTTGCTGTTATGCCACACGCTTGAGGTCTGTGTCTACACCGTCAGGATCGGTCGTGTAGACGCGATCAATGTCCGGGTGGGAGACCAAACCACATCGATTGATGAAGTCCTGCCGCTCGTCGGCAGTAGCGAAGGTCTTGTGCCACTGGTGTTGGTTGCGGAAGATCCAGGTGACTTTAAAGTTATCCATCATTGCTCCTTACCAAATAACGACGTCGCCGTCCTGGTCAATTTTAACTTCGCTGATCGGCTTATTGGTGTCAAACGCTCCATCATAGATCAGGATCTCTTTATTGGGATCTAACCGGCTCAACACATCGATCAATTCTTGTGCGGTCATCATTGGTCCTTACTGTACTGCGACAAAGGTCCTGCCACGCAGGTCAATGTCTAGTGGTGTCTTAAACTTCAGTACCGGGTCTGTGCCGTGTGGCACATAAGCCACGGCCCTGGCACTTCGGCTGCCTGCTTTATAGTCCTCAAACACATAGACATGATTAGGATCGCCCGACCCCTCAGGCCAGGCTGTGGTCTCCAACATGATCTTCATATTACGCCACAATCCACTGTTCCTGGTCTCGGAACCGTAGTCGCTCCGAGCCGTCATACTCTTCGATCTGGAACTCACGGCCCTCTTCAACCCAAGCAATGGTCAGGTCTTCAGGATCGCCGACGACGTTGTCGGGCCAGTGTTCCGCACAGTAGGCTTCGATGTCTTCATAGCGATCAGTTTCGATCATGGCCACCACTGCGGGATCGAATAGCAGTTCAGGGATCAGGTGCCAACTATACCAGCCTGCTCCATAATGCGGGCTGTAGATCACAGCCACTCGTCCGTCGCGTATTACTTTATTCATTGTTCAACTCCAAAATGTTCTTCCATTCTCCGGCCGGCAGCGAATCCATCTGTGCTGGTTCGACTAATCCGTACACATTCTAGCACAATTAATTCGGCAAACTTCTCAGCAAACTTTCCATAAGTTGAAAACTGATCGTTGAC